AACGGGCGCAGAATGGTGCGGACGAATCTTTGTATTCCCATATCGAAACTGACAGCTTCATCGAGAATCAAGACTCGCCCGCGAGGGTCTTGTTGCCCTATAACTGCTGCTGGTGTCAAGCCTAAATCTATCCCGACCACAACTGGCCGCACACCATTAATTATAGGTTTTAGTTTCTGATGCGCCATATGATAATCTGGTTTGAAATATTTATACACAGGCTGACCTGCAGAACTCAAACCATACTCACCATCTATATAGACACGAACATATTCATCTGATCTACCTTGGGTGTCGTAGTAGCCTTCGGGCAGGTTATCAACATTTTCTGCCAAGGAGCTTCTGCCCGAAGGTTGTTTGAATACATCCCACCCATTATCATTAAGACTTACACCATCTGTCGGGTCTAAACCCTCCATCTGATAATACCACCATGTATCCATTGTTGGAGGGTTAGTATCCCCCCACATCCCAAACCAAGAAGGCCCGCCGTCTTTAGATGACGGGAAACGGCCAATACGTTTTGACATAGCGTCAACAATGTCAGGGTTGATATCCCTGCACTCGTTGAACCATGCAAACGTCAATTCCAATGAGTTCAAGTTTGCAACATCGTCAGAGTCATCGAGAGCACGAAACATAATCTCACACTCTATATCTCCGACTTTGAAGAAATATGTTTTGGTAGTACGCATGTAGTCTCCGCATATTCCGGGCGGAAACCAATCGTGAAAAGTTTTAATAGTTGTATCTTGTAACTGTCTGGCAGTTTCACGAACAATAGCTACTCGTGATTTACGGATTCCCTGTTTGTTAGGCTTCTGCATTGTAGCCCGTCTAATAACTTCAAAACAACTTGCTACTGACTTACCAGAACCAACAGGCCCCATAAGCACACGCATCTTTGCATCCGATTGCATAAAATCTCTACATACTTTAGACGGTGTATAATCTATATCCATCTAACCCCAGTATCCTTGCATTGTAGTCCACTCGTCAAACCAACCCATATCTCCACAATGTTTGCACCACGAGATGTCCACAAGTCTATCCCCGCATCTATCACAGTTTCCGTGATCTATACACGGGTTTTCCACAAGTAATACCCAATAGACTGTGGATGGTTTACGCAAAACTTTTGTTCGGTATGGTACTTCATACATACGCAGTGTATCAGTTAGTGCATCATGCTGTCTAATATCTGTGAGCTTACAAGCTTTGCAACCTTCATAAACTTTATCAAAGTTCTCAAGAAGCTTCGATGGCAGCGGTTGTGTCATCTGGTTCTGCATCAATGATAGTTGCTCGGTGTTCTTGATCTCCGAGATTAATTGTAATTTTAACTCCACCTGATCCTCCTTCTGCCAGAACATCATTCTTTGGTTCTAGCCCACCCCACTTAACAGTAGACTTAATAAGGTCTGCCTTTACTGCAGCTGACACATCAGGACTGTGTATCAAAGTCCAAGAAGTTGTCAGGAGTTCTTCTGCCTGTGCCCGGGCCTTAACTTTGAATGTCATACCCTTATCACGGATATCATTTCGATAAGACTCGACCTTCTTCAGAAAGACCTGATCTTTATTGAACTTGATTATGTCTTCCGCTTTGATTGCATGTCTTTCGATTACTTCATCCAAAGACTCGCCGCTGCCCTCTAACATAAGAGCAATATCAAAAGCTAAACGGTCAGACCACTTAGTATGTTTCAATGGTAGCGTATCCATAAGTAGAGCATACCGTAAACCTAAACTATGTCAAGCAGTAAACTTTACACGTTCTTTTTTTGGGTCTTGTTATGAGAGGTTTACTTATATGGGGGGGTGGCTCTCGCGCGCAATCCATGTGCCCCCCTAAAAGACATTTTTATAAACTATGCCAAGGTTATATTTTATAGGCTCTGAAACCCTTGTATAGCCTCATACTTGACAAACGTGTACAGTTTTGATAGCTTTAAATCATCGGCAACACAGACCGATTGGGCATAACCCGAGCACTCGCCCATGCTCACATTACGGAGGTGTTTACATGAGTAAACTCTTTAGAGGTAATGTGTCTATAGTCACTGGCTTTGCCAAGGACGGCACAGAAGATATCCGCCTCAAAAAGGATATCGATGGGGCTTTCAACGCAGAAAATGCTTCTGAGTTGTTGGCTAAGGCTAACGAGTTGAGCAAGAAGCACAAGCTTCCGCTTAACACATGGAGCTTCTACTTCCCAGTGAAGTCGAAGAATGCCGAGCCAGTCTTGTTGGCTGACAAGTTCGGCAAGCCAAAGTTGACTATGCTTCCGCCAATGGCAAGCAAGCCAGCTTCCAAGAGCAAGACACGCAAGCTTGCTTAACATCAACCCGAGGGGAGTTTCGGCTCCCCTCACAACAATGGAGTGTAATATGCGAAACGAAAAGCTACGCACAGTGAAGTTAACATGGATTGAAGATTATTCATATTACTTCAGATGGTTCAAAACTCAGAAAGCAGCTGAGAATTGGGCTTGGAAACACTTAATAGACAAGAACGTCTGTTATGCAAACCAGATACAGATACACTGTGTCAGGTAAATTAACCGAGGGGAGTTTCGGCTCCCCTCACTGTTCTAATAGGAGAATACAATGAACATAGAACAAACAATCGACTACGGATATGACGTAAAATACAAGAACGGTACACTGTACTTAACTGATCGCAGATGGAAGTACATGTTTGATGCAACCACACTAAAACTTGGTGATGTAAGATATGCACTCAAGCATAATAATATAGACACATTGCCTTGGTTAGCCAAGTTCAGAAGACATAGCGATACAAACTTATGGGAATTGTACGCAACCAAATAGAGATTGGGGCTTCGGCCCCTTTCTTTTTTATTTCTTTTTTATTTTTTATATATAAATCCCATAGTTCGGGGGGTTATCGCACGTTACTTACGGAGATAATGTTATCGTTAGAATGTAAAGTTGCAGGCTATCTAGCTATCTAGTTACTAACTTGACACAATATGTTGTGTTTTAGATACCTAAACTTTACACCGAGGTTACCATTAAGCGTTGATTTACTTGCGTTTTAACCATATGACAAGCGAAATACTATCTAAACTATCTAAATTATCTATGAATTATACATATACCCTTTGTCTGCAAGATATTACCAACGATATAACGATAGCGAGAGTAGCAACGTATTACTTAATTCCACCTAGATAGTTTATATACTAAGTTGTAACCTGCTGTTATACTTATGTTTTTCAGTATCTATAACCTGTAGGTATCCTGTAACTATACATGTATAAACCTGTTTGTTTATAGATACTTGTTTAAACCTGCGTTTATCTTGTAAAGACACCAAAACTTTACAAAACGATTTCGATTTGATAAATTTTGAAAATCGGCAGGGCAAAGGTATCCTATGTCGAGTACCAATGATCTTAAACAAAGGAGGTATATCATGGGTAAAGTATATGAAGGTAACGTAGAACTGTTTGCTAACCACAAGACTAAGAAGGTTAACATCCGTCCTAACCCCGAGGGTAAGTTCAACAAGGAGAACGTATCCGAGTTGTACAACAAGATGAAAGAGCATGCTACTAGGTTGAAGTATGAGATGAACTTGTTTGTACCCGATGCTAACAAAGCAGAACAACCTGTGCTGTTGGCTAGTCTGAGGTTTGGAGGTAAGCCATACTTAGCTATGTTGGAGAAGCGTGATACTACATCACCATCAAGGAAGAGCGACATTGAAGTTCTATCCTAAACATTCATTGGAGAGCATGGGTAATACCATGCTCTCTTTTTTTGTAACTATGGGAGATACAATGACAGATAAACATACTTGTAATGTTTGTGGTATCGAGGAGGTTATGCCTGCTCGTTATCAACTTGGTTATCGAACGTGTTTGGAATGTGGACAGGTTACGGCAGGTAAGCGAAAGTTTACAATCGTACCAATGCACAAGTCTAATTACGTTGTGATATCCAACAAGAAAGAACTCAAAGGTATCAATAACAAAGGAGGTTTGTATGAATGATATCACATGGTGGATAATATGGGGGGCATTGGCATCAGCTACTGTCTCTGTATTAGACATGTACTTTGAATGGGGGTTGTTCAGCATATGATTATCTATGGACACCCTGTAACTAAACGTAAGGTATTAGAATGGATACTAGCACTTGTCGTAACGGCAGGTGTTGGTGTCTTTCTTGCGTTTGTAATTATCAACCTGTTGTTAGGTTGTGAGACATGGGATGAAAGTCTTTGGACTGAACACAACTCATGTCTAACCTTACAACACATTATAGAAGGAGTAACCAATGACTAAGGCTACGTTGAAACTCTTCATGCTACGACAGCATCAAGGTGGAGTACCAGTAAGAGATAAGAATGGTGACATTATCTTTTACTCAGACAAGCAAGTCGCCAAGAAGAGTAGGGTAGGCAAACAAGTCGTATCCTATGGCTTTGACCATCGCAAGTATAACCATAACAGAAAGGAAGGTGCGTAATGCGAGCAACATTGTTGAAGGAAACTATCAAGAACCTGTTCCCAATCAAGAGGACTATCTCTATCGAAGGTAGCCCGGGTGGAGGTAAGACAACCATCGTGCAAGAAGTTGCCAAGGAGTTGGGTGTCGGATACATCGAGAAGCATATGCCAACCATGTTGGTGGAGGACTTTGGTATTCTCTATCCGAATGGTGATGACATGCTTCACTACAAGCTACCCGATTGGTTTCCGTACGAAGGCAGGGATGACATACCCGATGAAGGTATCCTGTGTTTCGATGACAGAAACCAAGCAAGTGCAGACTTGCAGAAGGTGTTGGCTAACATCTGTCAAGCTAGGAATCTACACGGCAAGCCAATGAAGAAAGGTTGGATGGTCGTGTCTACTGGTAACAGACAGTCGGACAGAGCAGGTGCTAACAGAGTTCTATCTCACTTGCGTAATCGTGAGACTGTGTATGAACTTGAGACACACCTTGATGACTGGACATCATGGGCGATTGACCACGGAGTGAAACCTGTTGTCATATCATTCATTCGATTCCGTACTGCTTTGCTACATGACTTTGATCCACAGAGAGATGTGAACCCATCACCTCGTAGTTGGGTCGAGGGTGTTGCCAACATGATTGGTGTTGTACCACCCGAAGCAGAGTACGAGACATTCAAAGGTGCTGTTGGTGAAGGTTGTGCCGCTGAGTTCAGTGGCTTCTTGAAGATCGAACGGAAGCTACCTAACC